GTTGCCCTAGCCGGTGTCCCCATGCTCCAAGACTGTGAGAGCCCACATACTCCTTCGGCATCCCGGGAACTTGAAAGTCCTTGTCCCGTTGATCCGCATGAAGTAGTCGTGAAGCAATCAACGTATCAAATATAGCGTTAACTTTAAAGTTCGGGTACAGGCGTTGCAATGCAGGAATGTCGAACGATTGAATGTTGTGTCCAATCACTAGGTCGGCATTCTGCAACATAGTTAAACCGTCAACTATGCTTACACTCTGTGGTTCCTCACCATCAACGCTGATGGCCATGCATTTAATGTCAGTCACGTCAGTTAAGTTAAGCCAATCGTAAATTGCATTTGTTTCGATATCAAATGAAATGTTCATGTGTTCTCCTTGTCTAGACTCTAGACTAAATCGTTTTTGTTCAACCCAAGTATCTTAAAGTAAGCAGCAACTTTTCTCAACGCCTTATCGTGAATCCTACGAGCAGCCTTGCCAGTCATGGGGTCATCAGGATTTTGTTCTGTGAACTGAGCCGCAGTGTGTTCCCAAGTCTGCGGAGCAATCCTAGGTTTGATATAAAACTCTTCATACCTAGGACGTGGATTGTAGCCGTAGCGAATGATACGTGAGATCAGTTGGGGGCTTACGCCATAGATCCTAGAGATGTCCACACGCTTCATCTTTGTTTCAGCCAACGCTTTAATCTCAAGTACTTGTGCTTCAGTTAGTTTTCGTTTCACCGGACTCATTCTTCATCTCCATCTGTTAGGCGTTCAATGCATTCCTTCGGCTTCATGGGAAACATAATCAGAGGCGTTCGTTCCCCCACATGGGCGCCAAGTATGTTGTACTCAATCCACTCAGCGGCTTCATGAGGTTCCATGCCTTGCTTCTGAAATATGACTAGGAGTTTGTTGTAGTCGTAGACCGGAAGTGGAACTGCTCCACAACGTTCTGCAATACCAATCAACGCCTTGTCACAATCGTCCCACAGTATCGCTCTCTTAGATTTCATCGTTGATCTCCATTTCAAACTCGTGTAAGCGACCAGACTCTTTAAAGTACCGCAGCATTCCTGCAACACCAGTATCACCTGTGAACCTGTTTTTCAAGACACGAATCACTAGTTCGTTCGGTGTGTCACCCTGTTGGTTGCGCTCCAGTCCAATCACGGAGTCAGCCAACTGAGCAATCGCATGGCTGCCTCTGAGTTGAGCGAGAGACGTAGTAGCACCCTCTTCATGACCTCGGTCACCATCAGGTCGGCGAAGGTGGCTAACAACAAAGAGCGAGCACTGGGTCTCCTCCACGAGGCTTCGAAGAGAAGTCATAGCGTTGTCAATCAATCGTCGTTCATCACCATCACCAAGACCAGACACCACAATGCTGAGATGGTCTAGGAAGATGTAGTCGCACCCGCAGGACTTGGTCATGTATCGAATACGTGCCAACAAGTTCTCAGGGTTAACTGAACCGAAGTGATCAAACAGAACTACCTTGGCTACGGTCGCATCAAAGGCTTCCTTCTTCTGTTCAGCCGATACCTTGCGGTCAGCCCAGAAGTAGGCAGGTGTGTTCAAATGTATAGCCATAAGATTTCTAGCCGTTCTTTTGACACTCTCTTCGAGCATCAACAGTCCAACCTTCTTACCGGCACGGATCAAGTGGCAGATCATCTCACGACACACCGATGACTTACCAATGCCTGTACCGCTCGTCATCACCACCAGTTCACCCTTGCGGATGCCTAGCAGTTTGTCGTTGAGTGCAGCCCACGGATATGGTGTGGAGTCGTTGGTGTCCTCTTGGGTAACTGTATCCCATAGGTCACACCCAAGAACAACGCCATCTGGTCTGTAGACTTTGCCACCGTATACCGCATCGATGACACGCTTACCTTCACCCGCCATGTGTGCTTCGTTCGCATCCTTGAAGCCAACAATTGTGCTGATCTTTGCTTTTCCGGGAGTTAGCAACATTGCACACTCAAGTGCAGCCTTGCGTCCCGGCTCGTCATCATCAAACATAATCACAACTGAGTCGAACTTCTCGAGCCACTCAAGATTAGATTGGAATGACTTCAGTGCTCCTGCTGCGCCCAAGGGAACAGACACGACAGGCCACTTGTTGCCAAAGAGTTGGCTCACGGTCAGGGCATCAATCTCGCCCTCAGTCACCGTAACCATGCGACCACCATCTCGCCACAGGTTCTGTCCAAACAAAGGTAGCGACTTGGTCTCACCCAACACTAGGAAGTCTTTGGATGGGAAGCGTAACTTCTGCGCCACCACCGAACCTTCCTTAATGTATTGTGCGACCTGCACTGGCTGACCGCTGTAAGTTCCTATTCCATACTGCCAGAACTTACAGGTGTCTTCTGTGATGCCACGTTTGTTCAAAGCCACCGTAGTGACTTCAATCAGTGACGTGTTGGTACGCTTTACTTCTTGAAGAGGTTCGCCAGTTCCCACTTCATAATACTTACAACCAAAACAATACGCATGGCCGTCCGTGTACCTAGCAAGATTATCTTGGCTTTTGCAATTTGGACAAGGCTCATGTTGGACGAAGTCCGATTCTTTCTGTGTCAGTGACATTGTGTTCTTCCCATTCTATTTCAATTCGAGGTGAACTGCTGTAACACTTTCGAGCATTAAGCAGTGTGATCTGTGCATCGTCTTGCCATGCCCAACCATTGAGGGAGTCTAAGATTCCCTTCACGTGGTTGTCGATGTCCCCAATTGGCCATACGTTTGACGGCTTCTTAGGTTTTCGGCAGTGAAAGACGACATTAACTTTGAGTGCGCCCGAGAGAGGGCAGCCCTTAGGTTGGGTCATTAACGCAAGGGCTGCCTTTGCTTCTCGTCTAAAGTTCTCGTAGATCTTTCCGTAGTAAGCAAAGCCACGCCTAGATATTCTTGGGCGGCTTGCAGGTACAGGCAGAACTTTGAGAACTAGTTTCAGAAATCATCCCCACTGGTAAAGTCTGTTGTTGCTTCCGCAGTTAAATCTTTTGCTGCTGCAACAAAACCATCTTCAGACTTAAACCCATAGGCGTCGAAGTTGTCTCCGGGAGTGTACTCCTTCAACTCCAAGATCTGTACTGCCTTCAATCTTAGTGAAACACCTGCTCCAACCATCGCAGTAAAGTATGGGATTACTTCGAACGATACCTTGCACTTGGTGCCGGAACCAACATTAAGTGCTTCAGCAATAGCCTTGCCAGAAGCGTCAAACAACATTGGCTTCTGTGACCAAGACTTGTCGGCATTACCTGCCTTCGCCTTCAACTTAAACTTAATGCGGATCATGCCATCTTCAGTTTCCTTTGTTGGGAACGAAGCACGTTTCAGTTTCTTACCACCACGATCCTTGCAGATCTGCTCGTAGGCTACGTCACTGGCCTTCTTCAATGATGCCAAGAACGTAGTGACTTCCTTGTCCTTTGGATCAAGATCAAGGTCAATGCTGTACACACCATCAGCGTCGAACTTTGTGTCCGGTGTTGTAAGGCGTGGGTAAGCAGCGATTCCGACTGGGGTAGTAACTCGAATAAACTTTGCCATCTGTAGTGTCTCCTTTTGTCTAGACTCTAGACTAGTTAAAATAGTAGTCAGAGTCTTTTACTTTAGTGATGTCCAAAGAACCGTACTTCGGAACTTCATGCAGACTAACAGAAGAAGGCAACATTGTCAATGCCATATCACGGAATTCTTTTAGCAAGTCCCGGGAGAATATGTCAACGGTTGCTTGTCGAACACAGGCGCTGGTCATCATGTAATCGGCTGCTCGACACAGGATCTGATCATGTACGCAGCCTAGAGAGGTAACGTCATTTGCTTTGCATAGATTGATCGTGTGCCCTAACAGTCCCCCAAAGCCATCCATCGAGTGGATGAAGTTTGCGGGGCCGCCATTAAGCGACTTGCGCTTGCTCTGTGTTCCGTTGTCTTGGCGCAAACTAAGTACCTTTGCCTTGGCGCCAATACGGGTGGACACAGTAACAATGTCATAGTTCTCGTAGCGCATCCGCACTGGGAAGCCAATAGGTGTGTTCCATCGTGGTGTGATGTCGTTGTCAATCAGTGTGCCCATGACGCTCCGGATGAATGCCATGCCAATCTTAGCGGAGCCTACAACATCATCAATTGACTCCCAAATTATTTTACCAAGAAATGAAATGGGTGCATAGGACTCCAGACCAAATGTATTGTTGCCTGTCTTCCGGATCTTGTCCTCAAGCCACTCACGGGTGTAGCCAATGCATGAGTGCATGGTCAACCCGTAGGGCAAAGTCATGGTCTGGCGCTTGGTTGTGTTGCGGTCAATACCGAACTCCAACAACGTTCTAGCCATTGGGTCATCTGATTGCTGTAATCTTTTGATCACAGAGTTGGCCACCGATTGGTATGGATCAGATGGTTTATCGCTAGGCAGCACGTTAGTTGCAGCAGCGGCTACTGGGTCACGCAACAGCATGGAGTAGATCTGTAGTCCCTGCGTTGTGGCATCCATCGAGACTGGCAGGTGACTGATGAAGCCTTTCCCACTTTCCCACATTCCCACCAATTCATTACAGGCGGCCACAAAGGCGAACGGCTCGTCTGCTTCACGCCACATTTTGTTCGACCACGGATCACGACCAACTTGTTCAATGGCTGCACGATTCTGTTCAACCCAACGGATGCGGTCGGTGATCTTTTCCTTGTCCAGTCCGAACTTGTTGGCTGCGTGTAGCAACAGGGGGAACTGGTCATCGTCTGTCTTCAGTTCTTTGCCTACTGCAAACTTTAACATTGACTTGGCGTATGAAACACCTTGGGGCTGCAAGAACAACGGAAGAGGGTAGCCCCGGCCACGGAAATCTAATTGATGGGGATACCAGATAGACTTGAAGTCGCTCATCTTTGTGGCAACAAACAGAGCCTTGAGCGTAAGCAGCCGTTGTGACTCGTACGACTCGTTGAGAAAATGAATCTTTGCGGCTGCTTTACGCCATTGACGACGATTATCCATGTTGATGTCGATGTCTATGGGCTTTGTTGGCAACGGCTCGTCCCGTGAAGGCGGCAATCCGTCAATTGGGAAGCCTTCTTTCCAACATTCCTGCACCAGATCTCTGATCCGTGTGTCCACAGTCCACGCTGTGTTCTGAATGAGGTTGATTGCCGAGTAGACTTCGGATGATAGCGAGGTGCCTAGTTCGGTTTGGTAGGCTTTGCTACGGCTTTTGACTAACGGTCGTGGCTTCCACTGCAAACTAGAGTAGCCACCGATCCACGGATTGTTCCAGTCCAATGGGCGTTCAATGGTAGGAAGGAACATAGGCTCAAGGGTCTCGTGGTACTCATGGCATTCTTTGATCCACTGCTTTACGTCTTTGGACGGCTGAATGATGCAGTACCTACGACCACGTGCATTCAACTTAGTGATGACGTCGATGATGCCTGTGCACGATGATAGCGTTTCTATTAAGAGCAGCCCAACGGCTAGGGCATCTGACTTGAGCCAACGCTGAGTGACTAAGTTCACAGCCTTGGCGGCCTCACGGGCAAACCTACGCTTGAACTTCTGACCAACGCTCTTGAATGTCTTCTTCTGAACGGCTTTCAGGAAGGCTGGGTCTGTGTCGGCTAGGTTGCACAATAGGATCTCATCCTCTAGGGCACGACCAACCGCTACACACGTGCCTGTCAGCATTCGTTCAGTACTGAGGGCATCAATCACTACCTTTGCGGTGATTACTGCGGCCTTCTCAGGGGAGATCTGCAACAAGAACGGAACACAGCGATGCCTACGTCCCGGGCCAGTGCTAGCCTTGGCTAACCACAGGGTCAACTCCTTAGCCAGTTCTGTAGTGCAACGATTCAGCATCATTCTGCCGGGAATCGTGTTGCTTTCTGTGCCTATAGTGTGGGCTTTGGCTGTTCGGTTGTGGTATCGATCAACCCCTAGTTTAACCATCTCCTCATCGAGTTTGGATTGGCGCATTGCCCATAGTGTATACCTAAAGTCTAGACTCTAGACAAAAAAAACCCCACGTACACCGTTTAAGGCATACATGGGGTTCGAAAGGAGAACACTAACTCTCCTAGT